CCTATATTAAAAACTGAGGCAGCGCGTTCTGATAAAATTCTCTTCTATTTAACTCTCTTTTATATAGCGTCCTCCCGCTTTTAATTTAGCTTGAAACATAGGGCACAGTTCCAAGCCAAAAGCTCATCTGGAAATCTTCTCCAGTTGCAAATTCTTCCATAACATAAAACACACTCGGAGTACCTGGTGGGTAATAAACCACAGAAAAGCCTCTCAACAAAAAATTATCAAAAGGTAAACCTGAGCGCGTATAGTATGGGTCTACAGTATCAGACCAAACGAAATAGTTATTTGAGTAAAAGGGTACCTCAAATTCTATACCTCCATTTGTTGATGGTACAAACACTATGTTTCCTGAAAGAAAACTATTAAAACCTGTGATTGCACTTGTAGAACATGTTGTATTAGTGGATGATTCATTGTCCCTGTTAAACACGAAACAAGGATTCACTGTCACAGCTGCGTCTGATATAGAGTGTACTCTGTGCCTTGTACTACCTCTCTGTGCTAAAAAACAGGCGCGGTTGTGATTATAGGGACATAATCCTACCACTGTAGCCGTTCCATCAGTACCTATGGGACACGGATTATCTGGATAACATGTGCTTCTATAGACATAAGCTGAATTGGCTGCTGGTGTGATTGAAACTATCCTAGTCTGAACAAATCTCTTAAATAATGACCGTAAGGATAGAATTCTCTCACCGAAGAAATGATCTGTTAGTCCTGGAGCACTAACTGAATCAGTAGAAATAGGGATACACGACTCTTCTATATTACTAACTTCATATTCTCCTGATTGATAGTCTATAGCCCTATTCTTTGGCATAAAATTAATGGTAACTCTATTAAACTCCATATCTTCTGCATATACGTAAACATTAATAGATATGTCACTTCCATCTGGTGTTTGGAGTTTAGTAAAAGGTGCAATAAAGAGAAAACCATTAACTGCATTGAACCATGTTGTTTGCGGAGACAAAGCTGTACCTATAAGTGAAAAGGCATCTGCATCACCCAAATTGTCTGCCCACATCCTAGCATGGTTCCAAGGAACACATACTGTGTATCTCTGCGTTTCTTGAATGTCCCACACATGCGTATACTGCTTATTCAAATCAACATTATTCTTAATATTAGCATACTGTGCAACATTCGGATCATATGTCAAGAGCAACTTACCTCTAGTAAATGAATTTGTAACAACTTCTAATACTATATGAATCTCACCATGCCAGTTACAAAACATTTGTGACATTTGTTCCATAGGAGTTGGAACAATGTTTTTCTTACCTGAGGGATTTCCTACAACTCCTGAACTAAGACGAGGATGAATAAATATGGTCTGTAGTTCAGACTTCGGTGCAGCGGATGCTTGCCACGTAAAAGTCTTTAAAAAACAGGGACGTCTACAGATATCTGCAATAATCAATTCATCCTTCTCTTTAGATACATATTCTGTGGATACAGCTAACTCTTGATCTGGATCCCATGTCATTCTCTGGCCTGTATCCATTTGTATCATATATGATCCATTCTGATATGGCTCATTCTTCATTCTTTGTGGCTTCATATGCATAATCGGTGCAGACCACCCAAAAAGAGCAGATGCATTTTTTACACCACTAAGAAACATAGAACTAGCTTTAGCATATGTCCTGAACATCGGAACATTCTCTAGTGCTTTGGAAACATTGAACAAACTTGATGAAACCTTCTCTATGGGACCAACTTTACGCTCATCGGACTGAGTAACAATGTCCATCTGAGTACCTGTTGTAATACCAACTTGAACATTTTTGAGGTAAACATATACATAAACGTAAACTGGAGCAGGTGTTGCGGATGCAGAAGTCATAGCATTCTGAGTCTTCATATAGACCTTCCACATACCAACATAATCATCAAGAGACGTTGCTGAAGACAAAGCTGAAGAAGAGTTGTTGAACAGACGACCAATGGGCATTGGGGAAACCCAAGGCATCAATATGTCCACTGGCTTGTTCTCTTTAATATCAATAGTCGTGGTCAACGATGCTTGACTAAGATATTGCAACTTCAACTTGTCCCAAGTAGCACCCAAGGTAAAAAGTTTAGTTAATGATTGATTTGTTTCTGCCCATGGTTGGGCAGAAACCATGATTCGACCAGCATCAAAAGGAGTACCAGATACAGAAATTCTTATACATGGATCAGCTCTGAAAAATGCATAATTTCTTAATTTGGCACGAACAGCCGGATTAGACATCACAAGATCAAACACATCATAAACATTTTCATAAGTTCCTCCTACTGTCATTGCAAAACCTCCAACTGCAATGGGTCTAGCGAAAAAATCATCTAAAGTTTGGGGGACAGATATCAATTGAACTCCTGTTGTGGGCATATCTATCATCTTAGTCTCATCACCACCAAACTCTTCTAAATTCTGATGTTTCTCCTTGGTCTCTGGATTAATCTCACCAGAACTTAATTCACCAGACTGCATCTCAATATCAGCCATATCCTCTTTACGTATCAACTCTGAGACACATTTAAGTTCACACTCAATGCCCTTCCATTTTGCATACACACTCAACCACTCATCACACATTCCTCTAAACTGTGGGTCTGAGGCGTATCTGTTCGTATATTTCACTCCTCCAGGATTTGAAATATCATATAAAGGTTCATATCCGTTGAACTCTTTTTCGGCAACTTCTAGTGCTTCCTGCAGCACATACTTTCGGGTCTTTAGCTCGCTTAGTCGGAAACCTAGCGCTGAAGGGATGACAACTTCCTCATCTGCGCAGCCTTCATCTATTGTTTTGTACAATCCGGGATGCGAACGACCAGATTCTATTACCATGGCGCATTCATGTGATTCAAAAAGGCTCATATTTGAATCTACACAGATACCACGATAAGCACCATCTTCCGCCCATACAGTGATATTATAGGGACATAAACGCGAATCACTTTGGTTCTCAACACGCTTCTTATTATACATAATACTATATATGTAGTCATAATTGAACATATTCCTCGGTTCGACATTATATACATTTTGGTACCTCTTATAGTATATGTCTCTAACACATCCAAACCTTTTCTCCGAACAAGGTTTAGTCTCACAATGCAAAAACCACTCTAAAAGTGCACTATTTGCAATACTCAAATCTCTCTCCATCAACGTAGTATCAGGCTTCAATGACCACGATGACATCTTGTAAATACTATTAGGATCCAATGGGGCGTACACATAATTATTCTCACATACTATGGATCTCTTCAGAAAAGTAGCATCTTCTAACGGAACAAATGGTAATAATTCTGATGCTTTATCTGAAGCAGTCAATTCCATGTTAACATCACTGTAAACTTTGGCAATAGTAATGTTATTCACGGCGTCTTTAACCTCGTCTGACACACTGGCTGACTGATCATCTCCATATATAGCTGCTGAAACGTGTTCAAAAAAGTCAATATTAGGATCTATTTTCCCTTTTTCAACACCTTCAATAAATGTTAAAGCCATAATGGTAAGAATAATAAGGCAATTGAGCTCTGCTGTTCCATAATGTCCTGATGGAACAGAAGACTTACTGAAAAGGTCTCCGTCTAATAAGTACAATGGGTTTAACAAATCCGTTAATAGACCTCTTGTAATCTTCAATGCAACATCATTATAGCCCAACGCCTTTAGCATACCCATAACAATTGAAAAACTAGCAGAACGAACAATATAGGCAACTGAAATATCAAACTTCTTCGCATCCGCTTCTATATACCATGGATGTTTTTTAAGCCTCTCAAACACTTTCTCTGCGTCATTATACATATTGATACCTACCATGGAATAAAATGCATCACTCTCTTGCATCAATGTAACAAACGGGCCTAAAAACATACGACACAATATCAAGTGGGGCAAAGGATGAACATAAAAAAGTCTGGTTTGTCCAGCATCTATCTTCTTCTTAGTAGTAGGTTCATCCTTTAAAGCAACACTGAAAATAGAAGCCGATCTCTTTCCTTCTCTATATTCATTTATAATATTGTTCATTAAAATCATAACGTGATCAGTGGGAACTCGGGTATAGTTGTCTGGTTGTAAAATCAAATGGTCTGATTTCTTTCCTTTCAATGGGTAACCTGCCGCTGTAGATGCATTAATACGCCTCAAATATGCATCATCCTTAGAACCATTTACTGCATACAACATCTTATATGGGGTAAGCATACGCTTCTTGCCTTCCCTCTCCAACCGTATCAAAAGACTCTTCTGTAACATAAAAACAACTTTCTTCAGTTGTACCTCTTTAGTCATCACGGGTGGTTTACAGAAATAGACCAATGCGTTGTTCTGTGGGGACATATAAACACCTGCTTTTGTAACATATGGCATCATAACAGGTGGTCCAAACTCCTTTGTGCACTTAATGTCCATTACATCTTCTATTTCATCAACTACATCCTTATATATGTTAGGTTCCACACTTGATTTCTTTGAAACTTCTGCTCGCTCAATTGTACCATGATATTCCACACACGGTAATGAGACATGAGAAAATGGGCTCTTTGGGTTGATCTTGCATTCCTCGGAACTAGCTTCAATTCCGCGTTCAACACCAGATAAAGGGGTGAAAAGTACATTCTCCTGTTCCAACAGTGCAGAATACTTTTCTATCTCAGATCTCACAATCATAGTTGAATATCCATTTTCTCCGTTTCTATCACCTGCCATATGCATCCCAATAATGGCACATCCATTTCCGAACTTAGTTAACAGTAAATTTCCACACAACCCTTTTTTGCAATAACCACTATAAGTGTATGCAAATTTAATGGTGTCGTACTTAAACTGTAATTCCATAGGCATGGCAACTGCACTAACTTTTTGGCCTCCGATAAGACATTGGGAGCTACCGATTGGCGCTATAGCCATATGCTGAATAAGATCTCTAAAATTTCTACCACACGTCGTCAACGTAATATCATTTGATCCTCTATAAAATGTGGTAGTAGAAATCTCAAAACTTTGAATATATTCATCTTCTTGGTCAGAAGCCCAGATCCTGGCCTTCTGTTCAATTGCATCCATAAGAAAATGAGTATTAATCAACATATGGTTTTTACAAACACCAACTCCATGTGACACAACCCTATATCCAGGTTTACTCTCAAACCATAAGAACGAGGTTCGAGATCTAATCATAACTGAGAAATCTTCCAATGACTGCGTAAAAACGTACCTAGGGGCTAACGCAGTCTGAACATTCCAGTTCAATGGATCGTTTCTTAGTTTTATTCTTCTCTGGGGTGCTTCACAGCCAGCTTCATCAAATGTTTCCTGCATCTTTGAAAAACTAGCTTGATAACTCTTCTTTTTATTTGGAAAAAAGCTCTGTACCTTCTCTGAAAATCCAACGGTATAGCCAATGGCAATTATAGAAACCATTGAAGCACCAGCAAAACCATAAATCCAACCTCTCTTCAATTCCAAGTTTCGCGGAACTCCTTGTATCCTAGATCTAAAGGAATCTACAACGTCATAAACCATTGCAGTGGCAGCATCTCTTCTTTTACGTGCATATATCACAACTAACTCTTTGACCAAATAGTTGTACAAAGGCTGATATATGTATAGTAACAATGGCAACAAGAAATACCAGGGCAACCAACCTAACCGCCACATCAAAACAGAGATGACAGAATACTCAGTGCGAAGTTTAATCTTATATAACCAATGTGCCCATAGAATAAGCTCCAACACTAAAATTCTCCAAATAAAAGTAAGAAGTGAGAACAAATGATCCTTACAGAACTCACTGAAACGCTCAAAATCAATCTTTGACAATCCACTTTGATTCTCAACTTCTCTCTCTCTCTTCATCGGAACATCATCCTTAAACTCCAACTCCAAATTATTCTCTTCAAATTGATCCTCTTCGGGAACTGGGAGCGGGAGTTCTTCCTTAAGCTCAAAACGTATATCATTATTATCAATATGATCTTGTTTTTTCCTTCTATTATTCCAAGCTATAACATATGGATCATTGGGATCCTCTGGGATACCACCATTCCTCCTAATTAGAGAAATATATTCTGGTGTCAAATCAACAAATCTCACTGGTTTCTCTACACCGGGAACGGTAAACAGCAAGGAACATGGTTTTGGCACTTTCCTCTTATTAAGAGATTTCAAAATGACATCATTTGGTGTCAACTTAATATGTCTCACATAAACTCGCCTCAAATAAAGGTTATGAAACATAGATACCGCAGAATCAACAAATTCGTTAACCTTTGCCCTTTCTTTGTGAGTCACATATATATTGCTCTTTTCTGCAACCGTGATAAGGTTGCCCAAAATTGATTCAAAGAACAACATAGTACTTGTTGAGCCACCCCCACTAATGTCATCTTCTATCATTCCTAGTTGAGCATCAAGACCTAGAACTAATCTTGTAAACTCAGCACTCTCTTGTTGAGATGCAAAGTGATGAGCTTTATCCATCAAAGCCTCCAACTCACTAACCATCTCTGCTGCAAGAGGTGCTTCCATAGTAATCAATTTATCATGTGAATCACTCATATCATCTATGTACTTATTGACTATTATCTTATTCACATAATTTGGATCGAAACTGAGTAACGGAAATGATATTGCTGCTCCTAGAAATGCTGGCAGTACTGCAAATGCCATAGGCACTGTTCCTGAACCAAACATTTCATTTATTGAATCTCTCAATCGTTCCTTACACTGCTTCATAACCTCTTTACCTGGAATGGCATCATTGTGAGGTATTGTTCCCTCACATATTCCGTCTCTTGCTATCTTATCTTTAACAGTGCATGGCCGTAAATACCGATCTTGTATATCACCTTCAGTCTTAAGCTCTTCCTCATCACCCATCAGATCAATCTCTGCTTGATCTTTAGGTGGATCGAAAAACGTAGGTTGTTCTCTGGTAGGGACATTACGTACAAATTCCATAACAGTAGAATTAATCTTGGAGTTTTTCATCTGATGCGTCACAAACTCCCTATCGAATATTTCTACCATCTTAATATATTCAACACCCTGTCCATCTGGTATGTTGTACTTAATCGGCTTCATATCTGGTCCAACTCTCCATTTATACATATGATATAAAAACGGCACAAATGGGTCCTTCTCTTGTGACGCTTTATCCGCATCTATTTGCCCAGTTCCTTCAACTCTGAATTCAGGTTTCACAGATTGCTCTATGAACATGAATCTTCTAAAAAACGCTGCTGGACAATGATACAGGCTATCAAAATGCATATTGGCATTATTTGAATCAGCAATTATCAACTCACTTGCAAACGGTGTCTTACCTTTCCCTTCAAATGCCATCTGAACTAGATATCTGTTTGAATCAACGCACGAAAGTATTGAATCTAGTCCAGTATCTCCTACTTTCTCTACCATAGCTTTACTCATTTTAGCAACCTCACTAAAAAACACCACATTATGCTGTTTGGGATCATAACCTTCCCAAAACTCATCTGCTGGGTTTTT